TTATGAATATTTGCAGATTGAAGGTTCGATGCTAGAAGTTTGGATTCCTGTGGTGTATCGTAACCTTGATGAATATGTAAAGAAATGTGGTGCACGTTTAGGTAACCGAGGGTGCTTCATTGAAGACAAGGCTAGTGGTTCAATTTTGCTACAGCAAGCACGTCGAAGAAACTTTGTTGTAAACGAAATGCCACAGAAACTAACACAACTCGGTAAGTCAGAAAGAGCTATCAATGTGAGCGGATACGTATTTCGTGGTATGGTTAAGATTCTAGAAACCGCTTACGACAGAATCCTCACGTATAAACAAGTAACCAAAAATCATCTTCTTGGACAAGTTTTAGGATTTCGTGTTGGTGATATTGAAGATCGTGCAGATGATCTACTCGACGCCTTTACCTATGGAGTAGCAATTTCGTTAGGTAATTGGGAGGGGTACTGATGACTGTAAGTTCCGTAACCTCTGCCAGTGCCGGTACGAAACTTTCAACAGGTGCAGATACTAAGGTCACTGGTATTACTATGACTCAGCCATCATCCACGGCTGATCTGTATACACCATTAACTTTAATTGATACAGCAGTGGCTCCCATCGGATCTTTTCGGACTCTTTATAATGCTTATCTTTCAGCATTATCGTTCATATTTGGGGTCAAACCTAGTGGACCTAGTGTGGCACCAGGACTAACTGCTCCAACTTGGCCTCAAACGATTAGTTCTTATCCACTTGCATTTAGTAGTGGTCTTTTTGTGTTGAGTTGTCCGTCTGGTGTGACATTTAGTATTACAACAGCTCCATGAGCACTATTCCTGGGTCAAGAATCGATACAACTCCTGGCAATGCTCTGCAGGAACTCCTGGTTGCTCCGGATATTATTCCTGGAGACGTGATAAGTTATCAAACTTGTAAAGAAATCTATCTGTATCATCCGTTGGGCGCACGCATAGTAGAAGGACCAATAAGTCTTGCACTATCGCAAAAACGTGATCTTAAGGTACCAAATAGTCCAGGTGAACATTGTGTCGATGCTTTTAATGAGGAATGGAAACTTCTGGGTGGTGATTTTCTTGTTCACAATCTTCTTACTCTTAGTCGCATCTATGGTATCGCGTCTATCTCTCTGCTAGTAGATGGGATGAAGAGTAATGAGCAACTCGACTATTGGGACTTGCCAGAGCTTAACATTGGTTTCAATATTCTTGATCCTCTCAATACTGCCGGTAGTCTAGTTTTAAATCAAAACCCTAATGCTATGGATTTTATGAAGTATCAACAGATTGCGGTTAGTGGAGTTTCTTACCATCCTTCACGTTCTGTCACTGTAACTAATGAAAAACCTATCTACCTTGGCTACACTACTTCTGCTTTTGGGTTTGTTGGTCGCAGTGCTTATCAGAGGGCATTTTTTCCCTTAAAATCTTACATCAAAAGTCTAATTGCTGATGATTTGGTTGAAACTAAGGTCGGTGTTATTGTTGCGAAGACCAAACAACCTGGGAATTTTGTTGATAATATCATGGCTTGGGCCATGGCGTTTAAGCGTTCTATCGTTAAAGAGGCAGAAACAGGTAATGTGATCAATATTACACCTGAAGAAGATATTGAATCTTTAAATATGCAGAATTTGGAAGGCCCACACGTCCTGGCGCGTCGAAATATCCTTGAGAACATCGCAAATGCAGTTGATATGCCCGTAAAACTCCTCACCCAAGAGTCCTTTGCCGAGGGGTTTGGGGAAGGTTCGGAGGATGCGAAGGCGGTGGCGCGCTATATGGATCGTCTTCGAGAAACCATGGATCCGGTTTATCGATTTTTAGACCGTGTAGTCATGCACCGAGCTTGGACTCCGACCTTCTTTAAGTCATTAAAGAAGCAATTCCCTGAAAAATATGATAAAACATCGTATAAAGAAGCATTTTATGATTGGACGAATAGTTTTCAGGCAGTATGGCCTTCATATCTTCGTGAACCTGATTCTGATCAAGTCAAGGTTGATGATACAAAGATGAAGGCTGCGATTGCAATTTATCAAATCCTTGAATTTAGCTTCGATCCTGAGAATAAAGCCCGGTTAATCCAGTGGATAGCTGATGCTATCACAAATAATAAGCTTCTGTACTCGAGCCCCTTGAACCTTGATTATCAGACTTTGTTAAAACGATTAGAGCAAGACCAGAAAAGCAAGGATGAACAGACTGCTGCTGGCATGGAAGCAGATGATCCACGGCCCGAGATCCCAAAAGTCAAGATGTCTCGTGCAGATATTGCTACTGTTGTTAAACTGATTGAACATATAAAGAATGCCTCAGCAAACTAATGTCACAAAGGCTTTACGGTTTTTGAGGCAGAATCCGAGAACTCCTGAAAAGGGAATTATGCATATTAGTAGGAAATTACAAGAAACTGAAGAGGAAAATGGAGAAACACAGAAACTTTTGGGTTCAGCTTACCGATATTTGCGAAAACAGCGATTAAATGACCCTATGTTGCGAAATATCAGACGATTAAGCAGAGCAATGGGGAAATAGCTGTAATGTTTCAATATTTAGTAGAGCCAGTTGACACTACTTCTCTTAGTGCTGACCAAATTGCGGAATATTTAAATAGTTATGGAAGTGAAGGTTGGGAATATGTTACATTTTTTGGGGGTCGTAGCAATTTTTCAGGAATACTTGCTGTTTTTGAAAAAGATACGACATCAGGAGATGGTTCAGTGGGAATACAAGGTCCTCCGGGGCCAGCAGGACCGATTGGTCCAGCAGGGCCACAAGGTCCTTCGGGGCCAGCAGGGATTCAAGGACCAGCAGGTGTAGATGGTGCTCAAGGTCCTGCAGGACTACAAGGACCGGCAGGTTCGCAGGGTGATATTGGTCCAACCGGTGTACAAGGACCAGCGGGTTCGCCGGGACCGCAAGGTGTTCCAGGTTCAGCAGGTTCAGTAGGTCCAGCAGGGTCTCAAGGTATACAAGGTCCTCCTGGTGATACTGCCACCATTATTGGTAGTTTCACCAATAGACAGATCAGTGAACTTCCGCCATCTGGTTATATCCCGAAGGATTGGGATTCACAGGGCAATCCGCCGTTCGGCAATCAGATGGCGGATGGGCAGGGTTTGCTGCACGAGCCATCGCAAGAAGTTTGTCTGTGGGTTGGGCCAACTCTAACTCCAACCGGTTGGGTTACGCTCGGCAACGTGCAAGGTCCGGTTGGTCCAGTAGGGCCGCAAGGTAATCCAGGACCACAAGGTATCCAAGGTGCGCCGGGATTGCCGGGTGCTGCCGGTGCGCAAGGTCCAGTAGGTCTAGCAGGTGCGATAGGCCCGCAAGGCCCGCAAGGTATTCCTGGTATTCAAGGCAATGCAGGTCCACAAGGACCGCAAGGGTCGCAAGGCACAATAGGTCCGGTCGGTGTACAGGGACCAGCGGGTCCGCAAGGCGCAATCGGACCACAAGGACCAGCGGGTCCGACTGCAGTCAGCACAGATGCTGGCAATTTAGCCAAGCTCGGTACTGACAGTCTGTTGCTTGTGCCGAACACTTCAGTGCTCAAGGGCACGACTGCGGCAGACAATGCAGCAGCGGGAATAGTGGGGGAACAACTTGCCACTAGTCAGGCAGTAGCGGTTTCACTTACCACTGGTGTCGTTGCAAACATCGCGACTCTTGTTTTGACGCCGGGGGATTGGTCGGTTTCAGGAGTAATTGTTTTTGCTGAGGCAGCCAATACTGTCCCGACCATGTTCGCTGCGGCTATTTCTACTATGTCGGCGACTTTGCCGACCGCTGCGCAGATCGTGTCTGGCGTTGGAAACATGACGCAATATAATATGGCTTTTACGAAAGGCGCGGTATCGCAGACCATGCAGGCTGGTATTTGTCGTATCAACGTAAGCGTAAATACCAACGTCTTTCTGGTGGCACAAGCGGCTTTCTCTACGGCAGGATTGAGTGCAACAGGGTATATCTCAGCACGGCGAGTACGGTGATAAATGCCTCTTAAAGAAGGTAAGTCCAAAGGAACTGTTAGCAAGAACATTTCTGAACTGCGTCATTCTGGTCACCCTCAAGAACAGTCAATAGCAATTGCGATGAAGAAAGCAGGTAAATCTAAATCTGATGATAATCAGCATATGGGATTTTCTGGGAGTGGATTTGAGCCTGTTAAGAAGTTGGTTGCGGGATTAGATTCACTTTCTACTCGTGTAGACGCTTTTGAAAGTCGTAAGCATCAACGTAAGCCAATAGACGTGAAGCCACGTACGAAAGACAATATGCAGCCTAGTATGCCCCATCCCAAGGAACCGGGTGGATGACTGTAGCTGCTGGAATTCTGTTTAAGTCGCAAGCTGGTCGTGTTTTGTTCTGTCGTCGTACAGATGGATTAGGATGGTGTACTCCTGGTGGAGTTCAGAAGGATGGTGAGTCACTTGACACTTGTGCAGTCCGAGAATGCACCGAAGAAACCGGTTACAATCCTGGACATGCAGGAAAGGTATTATGTCGAAGGATTAAAGACGGTGTTGACTTTACAACTTATCTTCACATTTGCCCTGATGAATTTGTACCAAAACTTAACCATGAGCATGATGCCTTCGTTTGGGTCCACCCAGATTATGCAGAAACTTTAGCTCTACATTCTGGTTGTCGTATTGCCTTGCGTAAGATGAAAGGTATGAATGAGTTAGAATTAGCTGAAGCAATACGGGACGAAGAGCTTGTTTCTCCTCAATTTATTGAAAATGTATGTTTAGTGGATATGCGAATTAGTGGTACAGGATTTAGTTATCGACCAAAACTGAATGAATGGGTTTATCGACGTGATACGATATACCTTACTCCTGATTTCATGCGGCGTTGTAGTGGTATTCCTATTATATTGGAACATCCTGGTTCGCAAAT